TCAGGGTTGGCGCGGTACAAATCAAGACAACTGGCGCAATCGCGGGGACGGTGTAGTTTGCAGCGCAGTGGATGCGGTACAACTCAACGCAAGGAGCGCGTGTGGAAAAGACAGAGACCGTCGAGGCGGTGTTGGGGCTGATGGCGGAGGGCAAGACCGTCAAGGAGGCGGTGGGGGCGCTGAAGCTGGGGGTGACGGCGGGGACGGTGCGGCGGTGGATGGGCGAGCGCGAGGACTGGATGGGGCGCTATCAGCAGACGAAGAAGCTGTTAGCGGCGGCGCTGGCGGAAGAAGCGATTACCGTAGCGCGGGAGAGTACGAATCACTCCAGCGCCGCAGATCGGTTGCTGATTGAGACGCTGAAATGGGCGGCGGCGAAAGCCAGCCCCGCCGAGTATGGGGAGCGCCAGACCGTGGAACATCAGGGCGCCCCAGTGTTGCAGGTGAAGATTGTGGAGGACGAAGCGCCGACCCGACAGGCGCTCTCCAGCGCCGAACAGGGCGCGATTAGCGCAGGAGTAATAGGGGCGCCAACTTTGGTCCTATCGTCTCCCGTCTGGGAAACCGTTCCAGAAGCGCAGATACTGGATGACTAAGCAAAGAAAAACCGAAACATAGATTACGTTTTGGTGAAGATGTGATTAAAGTTCGCTGACGCCCCTTGACAAACAATTTTCCGCGCAGAGAGATTGGGGGGAGGAGGGAGGGGGGCGGAAACGAACAACCCGTCGCTTTGCGACGGTTGAGTCGCTAACGCGCCTCAAGGATAGAGAGAAAGACCGAACAAGAGTGAACCGGTTCACTCGACCACGAGAGGACGGTGCGGGGTGGAGCAGTGGTAGCTCGGCGGTCTCATACACCGCAGGCCGAAGGTTCGATTCCTTCCCCCGCTATAGGAGACCCTTGATGCGCCCATCACAAGCCCTTCAGCGATGCGACTGGTGCAAGGAGTGGGGGCGTCCACAGGAGACCCCGTTCTGTGCCAAGTGCGGCGAAGTGTATGTGCCGGTCCCCAACGCCGGTCCCCCTCGCTATACCACCCCGGAGTCGTGTGCCAAAACCGTGGACCCCTGACGCCGAACAGACGCTCCGCGAGCTGACGGACGCGGGGCTGAAGATCGCGCAGATTGCGGCGCGGATGCAGCGCAGTGTGGCGTCCATTCACAACAAGCAACACGCGCTGGACATCGGCACCAAGCGCAACACCCGAAAAGACCTGCCTGCGCTAGATCGGGCGATCTTCGAGGGGTCCGGGCGGATCACCAGCGACCAGATCCCGGAGTGGCTGGAGCAGTTGCGACCCGTCGCCTTGCCTGCGCCAGAGAAGCCGAAGCGGATCGTGGAGCCGGGGAATTACACGCTGGTCGCCGGAGACTTCCATTTTCCGGCCCAAAGTCACGCCAGCCTTGCGATTCTCTTGGAAGTCATCAGTCAGGTGCGCCCACAGCGCCTGATCCTGAACGGCGATACCGTGGACCTGCTGGCGGTGAGCAAATACCCCAAGGACCAGCGCCATGTCTGGGATCTGCGCCAAGAAGTCACCGAGTTTCACAAGTTCCTCCACATGGCGCATAGTCTGGGCCGCGCATGGGGGATGGAGTTCGTGGAGACGGAGGCCAACCACAGCGGCAACGGGACGGCGAGCCGGTGGCATCGCTACCTGAGCGACCGCGTTCCAGTGCTCTACGGGCACCCGAAGGCCGAACAGCTCTTGGACTACCAAACGTGGTTCTACCCCGAGTGGTGCCCGATCCGGCTCCAAGATCACGCCATGATCGCGGACGAGCTGCTGGTCCTGCACGGCGACATGGTCCGCAAACACGCGGCCTATAGCGCCCGAGGCCACGCCGAGAAGTGGCACAGCAGCGTGATGCATAGCCACACGCACCGCATGGGCAGTAGCTTGGAGCGCATTCCGGCGGTCGGGGTACGCCCAGAGCAGGTCCGTCGAGCCTACGAGATTGGCTGTATGTGCGACTTGAACCCCAGCTACGTCAGCGCCCCCAACTGGACGAACGGCTTTGCCATCGTCTCGCACGGGGATGAGCCGGGGCTGTATGGGGTCGAGTTGGTTAACGTGGTCAAGGATCGCGCCGTGGTTGCGGCGCTTGGCACCACCATCATCGCCCAGCCGGTGTGATATGCCCACCAAACGCACGGTCAACTTCCCGGCGCTCCCCAAGACCCTCATGGCCCCGGCAGGGGAGGTGACGGTCGTGCTGTCCCCCAAGATCAAGCATCCCGATGGGGACGAGTGCTGGGGGATCTGGGATGAGGCCACCCGCACCATCACGCTGGACAAAACCGCCATGAAGCGCCACCAGTGGCGCGTCCTGTTCCACGAGCTGACCCATGTGGCGCTGGATGACGCCGGACTGTCCAACGGCATGAACGACGAGCTGGTTGAGGCCGTCTGTGACGCCATTGCCAGTGCCCGGATGCGGGAGCGGTTCGGCTGATGGCCAGCGCCAAACCCAAGCTCAAGGGCGGCACCAGCGAGGCGGTGGTCCATCTCCAGCGCCAGCATCCGGGGCAAATGCAGATTGTGGACCATCCGGCGCGGTTCAAGGTCGTCATGTGCGGACGCCGGTTTGGAAAAACCCAACTGGGCGTGCGCCGCGCCTGTGATGTGGCGCTGGCTGGTCATCCGGTGGGGTGGTTTGCGCCGACGTACAAGTACGTCTTGGAGGTCTGGCGCGAACTCCTCCAGCGCCTCAAGCCCGTGATTAGCCGGTCCAACGACCAAGAACGGCGCATTGAGCTGGTCACGGGCGGCATTATCGAAATGTGGACGATGGACACGCCCGACCCGGGCCTTGGCCGGAAATACAAGCTCGCGGTGATCGACGAGGCGGGGATCGTGCCCGAGTTGCTGGACCTCTGGCAACGCGCCATCCGCCCGACGCTGGTGGATTTGTCGGGGCACGGCCTGTTTCTCGGGACGCCGCGAGGGCGGCGGCACGGGTTTGTGGTGCTCTTCAACCGAGGGAACGACCCGAATGAGCCAGACTGGGCGAGCTTTCGCGCTAAGACGCTGGACAACCCGTACATCCCGGTGGAAGAGGTGCAAGCAGCTCGCCGTGAGTTGCCACCGGAGGTCTTTGCACAGGAGTTTGAGGGCGTTCCAACAGATGATGGCGCAAACCCGTTCGGCCTTGATGCCATTCGGAGTGCTCTCGGACCCCTAAGCCCCCACCCCGCCGTGGTGTATGGCGTGGACTTGGCGCGATCCCTCGACTTTACCGTCGTGGTGGGCTTGGATGCCCACCGCCATGTGGCGTTTTTGGACCGGTGGCAGGCGCCGTGGGCCGTCACCAAGGCCAAAGTCCGAGAGATTGTCGGGCAAACCCCCATCGTGGCCGACGCAACCGGTGTAGGCGACGCGATTGTGGCGGATTTGCAGACGATGGGCGTGGATGTGACGCCGCATGTGTTCACCCAACCGTCCAAGTTGCGCCTCATGCAACGCTTGGTCGCAGCCTTTCAAGGCAACGAACTCAAAATCCCAGACGGCTGGCTGGCCAGCGAGCTAGAAGCGTTCGAGTTCATGTACACCGCGACGGGCGTGCGCTACGAAGCGCCCTCTGGCTTCCACGATGACGGCGTCATGGCGCTCGGCTTGGCGCTGTATGGGTGGGATCGGGTGCAAGGCGTGGTCCCCGATGCACCACTGGGCTTGCGTCTGGTGCGCGATGACCCTAATCTGGATGTGGATAACTCCGGCGAGCTTGTGGATAACCGCCGGAAGGCGTTGTCAGGCGACTTTGTATCGCAACTTCCCGGAGGCTGGTGATGGAACAGGCGCAACGTGGGATGGAGGCCGTGATTGCCAAGAGCGAGCGCGGCCCGAAGCGCCGCATGGCGACCAAGCGCAAGGGCGAACCCGGGAAAGGCCCCGGCATCGCCATCATGATTGCGATGGGGAAGCCCAAGCCCGGGGCCAGTGGCCCGATAGCCGACAAAGCCGCGTCGATGCGCGAAGAACTGGACGCCTCCAAGGGCGAAGGGCTATCCAAGGCCAAAAAGATTGCGGCGCTTGAGGAGAAGATCGGCTATCTCAAGGCCGAACTCGCGCTGCTGAAGAACGAAAGCGACGAGATGGGCGAGATGAGCGACGAGATGGACGAGGAGATGGACGACGAAGGCGAGTACGACGAGGACGAGGACTAAATGCCCAAGTCCCCCGCATGGCAGCGAGCGGAAGGAAAGAATCCCGAGGGCGGTCTAAACGAAAAAGGCCGCGCCTCGCTGCGTGCCGAGGGACGCGACATCAAACCGCCCGTGAAGAAGGCTGAAGCGGCGCGGTCTGAGAAGAGTGCCAAGCGCCGCGTTGCGTTTTGCAAGCGGATGAAGGGCATGAAGCAGAAGTTGACGAGCGCCAAGACGGCCAACGACCCGGATTCGCGCATTAACAAAAGCCTAAGAGCATGGGAGTGTAACTGA